TTTTATACATACAGTTGGTAATAACTGTACCTGGGTCTATTTGTTTAATTGGTTTTGGAACATTTGTTCCTTGTTCATTTACATTGTTACTTACTCTACTATCAATTACGTTAGACATTTCAACAGCATCAAGAGGATTGTTTGATTGCTCTTGTTTGAAACCTAATCTATTTAATCCTAAGTCGTTATATTCCATATTTAATTTTTTTCAAATCCTTTATCTTGGATTGATAATACTTCTGTACCATGAAACACAATTGGAGTACCTGATGTATATCCTCTGTATCTTAGTCTCATTGTAGTAAAGTCTTTTGTACTAGCATTTGGAAACAGAGAAGCGTAATCTTCACTGACTGTGTCAATATCTTCCCACACATTTACCGGTGTTTTCTCTGATTGATATTGAACCAATGTTCCTCCACCATTCTCAGATAGAATCATAAGTCCACTCAATGATTTCGCTTTTGAATACATTTCTGTGAATGAACGCCATCGGTCAATCATTTCAAAATAGATAGGAGCTCCAAAGTCAGTTAAACCTGAATCCAATTTTCCAACTTTACCTACAGATGTCCCTACAATCTGGTCAACAGTTGTTCCATTGTCGTATCGGATAAGTGCAGTAATATCATTTCCTGTGAAGTCATAGACTGTCCATACTTGAGTTGAAATAGAATATCTCATCTGACAATTAGTAAATGTAACACCTTCAACAGTCACAGAACCAACTGACCATTTAACGGAATCAAAACCATCATAAATACCTACTACATTTTCATAGTTTGCTCGTGGAATTGCTTTAACAAAATCAATAACTCTTCGTGAAATTTCAATAGGTTGTGAGTCGTATGCAAACTTATAGAATCCTGAAGAGTGGTGGAAATATATACCGTCTTTTGCTTGAACAATTGATTCTTGTGAGTATGTTCCTACGTTGTATGCAGGATATGGGTCAGCCGCAAATCCTCCATAGATTCTGAATATGTGATTTTCCTTAAACAATAGAAGTGCTTTTGGAACTCTAAATAATCCAGTTATTGATTCTCCATCTTGAGGAGAGAAACTCTTCATAAAGTTTGTTGGAGTATATGTAATTGTATATAAACTTGGAGGTACGAATTGAACAATATCTGTGAAATACAAAGTATCTGATGTTTTGTCTGCCACCCATACTCGACCATCAAATCCTGCCGAAATAAAATCACCTTGTGGAAATCCTAAAGGTACTCCTGTTGCTGTAAACGCACCTCCATCTGAAATCATTGTTGGGTCTCCAAACTGTTCATTACCATTTACCATCCAAACGTAATTCAAGAACTGAGCAAACCGTGCCTTCTGAGCAGTAGATAATCCTGAACGAACTGTTGCCCAAGCAGAACCATTCCAATTTTTTACATCATAATTTCCTTGTTGTGCATATAAATAATCAGTGAAAGTAGTTATACCACCAAACCCCCTAAATAAGGCAGCTACACCTCCTTCTGTAGAAGAATTATTAAAAAACTTAGAAAAGTTTACAATATTGTGGTCTGATAATAATATTGCATTATTTTGAACAATAAAATAAGTATCACTTAGTTTAAGATTTGGGTCAGTAATAGAAATATTAAAAGTTGAAAGATTAACTTTGAAATTATTTCCATATCCATAACCATTAAAGTCTCTCCAAAAAGCCATGAAGTGAATACCGTCTCCAAAAGATGCTGAACTTATGTAAAGAGCATAGGCTGCCGGTGTTGTTTTTGTAAAATTATATTTTGTACCCGCTGTTGTTATCGCAAAAGTTGAAGGATTTACATTAAATACTTGAGTAGCACCCCATGCACCAGTTCCATCTGCCCAGAAGTTTATAAAATGTTTTCCGTCACCTAGTGATTGGGCAGAGTTATATTGTGCAGTTGTTGCAAAAGTGAGTGGTGTCCCTATAGCTGTAATTGCCCATGTACCCAAGTTGACTGAGAAAGCCTGAGCAAATCCATTACTACCTCTCCAGAAGTTTACGAAGTGAGTTCCGTTACCTAATGGTTGGGAAGAGTTAAAATAATTTGATACTCCGTCAAATACTATAGCAGAACCTGGTTTTGTTACTGCCCAAGTTGAAAGATTAACTTCAAAAACTAAAGCTCTTCCTAATGCTCCAATACCCCCTCCATAAAATAGTATAAAGTGATTTGCATCAACTTTTGAAAGTGAACCATTAAAATATCCATTTGCATCAAATGAAAACGGTGTTCCCATAGCAGTTATTGCGTTTGTTGTTAAATTAACTTCAAATATTTGAGCAACTCCAGCACTCGCAGCATCCTTCCAAACATTCATAAAGTGATTTGCATCTACCTTTATAGCTTCATTTAATACACCAGTATTATCAAAATTTAAAGCAGCTCCTAATGGAGAAAATACTCCAGTTTCAGTATCTATATATATAACTTGTGTATAACCTTCAGCAGTTGTCCCTTGCCAAAAAACAATAGCTCTATTGTCATCTATTCCAACTGAAGATATATCATTGTTAGTTATTTGTGAATTAAATGCACCGGTTGTACCTATTTGTGTTGCATGTCTATTTTCATTTGTTTCAGTAGAGTTGTTCAATGTTCCGAAGTTTTTTACAGCTCCAGTCAACTGTGTAGCATATGTCTCAACTCCGAGTCGTGTTTGCATTGCTCCAACTCTATCGAAGTTCATATTCACCGCTAACTGAACTGAATCTTCTGGACAGACAGTATCGTTTAATTGTGCTGAACGAATTACCCCTTCTTGTGGATATGGAATCTTTATATTTTTAAATGTTTCTGACATATTTTATATTTATTATTTTTAGCGTTCCTATCTCCCCACTCACCAAAGCAATGAGAAAATGAGTAGGGAGGAGAAAAACTAAACTGTTACGTTAGTAACTAAACCATTCACAACTGTAATAGTTGCTGGTACACAAGGTCCTGTACTAAAGTTACCAACTGGTCCTGTTGGTCCAGTGTATCCAGTTGGTCCGATTGGTCCAGTTACTGTAGAGTTAGCTCCTGAAGGACCTGTATATCCTGTTGGTCCTGTGTATCCAGTTGGTCCGATTGGTCCAGTTACTGTAGAGTTAGCTCCTGAAGGACCTGTATATCCTGTTGGACCTGTGTATCCTGTTGGTCCTGTGTATCCTGTTGCTCCAGCAGCTCCAGTTCCAATAAGTGTCCATTGAGGATTGGCTATTGTTCCTGTGTTTTGATAAGCTCCTGCTCCAGTAATGTCTTGAAGAATACACTCTAGTGAGAATAGACCTCCGTAAGTTGTTCCTGCTGGTGGTGTTCCAAGAACAGTTCCAAAAGTAATCAATGGTGCTGAACCATTACTTTTTGGTTGTTCCATTTGTTGAATATCAACTGTTGGAATCAATGGATTTAAATATGCCATTTTTAATATAAATTAACTTGTAATAATTGTGGAATCTTGCCCACTATAAAGATTATTGAAGAGAGAATTAACTAAATCTTCAAACTTCTTCAAGTCTGGGTCATCGCTACCCAAAGCAATATCCTTTCGATACTTGACCGCATACCGAAGGTACCACTTGTAAATCTCTCTGTAATGCTCAGGGAGTAATTGAGAGAGGTCTGTAACTACATCAACTTTTTTATAGTAGTCGATGTACACATTGTTTGCCTGCATAGAATCAGGGATTATTCTATCAAATACTAATCTGTCTCCGTGAACAGTGTAATAAATAGGTTGTGAAATTGTTGGTCGGGACCATACTCGTGTTCCAGCTGGAATATCTCGTGTGATACCTGTTACCCCCAACAACTGATTTGTTGTTTTGTCAACACTTGTATAAGCAATCTGCATTATTGATTGTGTAAATGCAGTTGTTGCAACATATGCAACTCCTGAGGCCACACTTGGAAAGTCTCCTGCACTATCGAGAGTAATTGAAACTGCTCCCGTAAGAACATCTGCAGTGGTATATCCTCCCATAACTGAGAAAGCAATTTGGTTCCATGACCGTTTATCGATGTATCTCAAGTTAAAAGGTGTGAGTACATTACCAATCATAAACCGGCAAGCAAGAACTGAACGGTCTGTTTCTGAAAAGTCTATATCATCAGGTAGGTTCACATAATTTGAACCAGCGAGAATCTTAATAGGGAATTCGAACTGTTGTTGCCACGCATGTCTGATACCGTACAACTTTCCTTGAACAAACTTTCTGGCATCATCGATTGCTGATAGACAGAATTCTGTTGTAATCTTTGGGTCATTTTCTGAAACACCCATAGCTTTAAGAACTGGAAATATAACATTCGCAACTGAATTGAAGGCATATGAGTCTACACTGATTGGGTCAGAGTAATCTGAAAGAAGTCCTGTTAGAGAATTTTTCCATTGAACTTTATAGTAATTAGTAGTCAATCCTGTTGTATCAAAGATGATTGTTTTTTGTTGAGTAGTGAAGAATGTTTGTGTCGCAAGAACAGCATACACTCCATTGATTGTTGAACTTTTTGAAATAACAATTTGGTCATACTTAATTTCTGAAACAACATCACCTCGGTTATGTGCCATTGTTGTAGCAAGAGTAACGAAAGATAATGTTGTATGACTCGCTGATGTAACAATTTCTGAGTTTTCTGCACCGATAGAAGAAATCAAAAGCTTTATTTGACCAGTTGTGAAGTCTGTAGTGTTATCAACAGGTAAAGCAAGTACCCCTGGTGCGGTATTACTACTTAGATATGTTGAAACTTTTACATCCAACTGATTTGGTATTTCAATTGTGTTCCCTATGTTGTGCTTAATAGTTATTTGGGGATACATTTGTTAGTAAAATTATTAGTAATTCGTATCTTAATTCTATACTTTTGTTTGGATAAATCAATTATCCGAGATTACTTGAACCAACTTCTACACCATATTTAATCAAAACTGCAACGAGGATTTTCAATACTGCTCCAACTCCTACTAAAAGTAATCCGATTTTCACATCTGTTCCGATTTGAACTAGACCTGCACCTAGTAATAAACTTCCACTTTCATTCAATGTTAATGTATTGTTCATAAATTAAAAATATCAATTAGTTTAGCTTTTGTTAATGGTCCAAAGTTGCCTTCTGGTGGTGTAATACCATAGGCTAATTGGAATTTTTTACACGCACTTCTTGTAATCGGTCCCCAATTCTCAACCTTCTGCACATTAGTTGGGAAGTAACCCAACCATTGAAAACACTCTTGAGCAGATATGATTGTTCCATCAAATCTTGGTTTGTTTAATACATCTCCTTGTGCAAACTTGAATCCAACAACATAAGAAGCTTGATAACATCTTGCGTTGAAGTATTCCCGGCTGATAAGTCTTTTACCATTAAAGGTTGAATTGATTCCCCAAGATTCTTCACAAGAGATGTATTGCTCCCCTTTGTAAGTGATTGGTTCTATCGCAGTGATTGAGTGACCGGATGTCCAAGGTTTATCACTGACTACCGGGATTTCTTTCCACTCATCCCGATTGAAATGAAACCAGAGCATTGCTCCTTTTCCTGTTGTACTGAGTGTTGATGCAACAGTATCAAAGTCTATTGGAAGAGAGATTCTCTTTACTTCTACGACTTTAGCCAAGTCTTTTGCATATGGAGGCATTGGAATTGCAAGAGCATCTTTTTCGCCTAATCCATCACCCGGCATAAACATTTCGAATATGTCACCGAGCTTTGGAAAGTTTGTGTAAATGTCTACAGAACTACAACCGAGAAGTTCTTTATTATTTCGTTGTTGATACAGAAAGCATGTTGAGAAATCAATCCACACCCCATATTTTATAAGAAACCAAATTGATAATTCTTTTGCATAAGTAAACGTAACGCATCTACTACTACTTCCTTGTGAACGAATTGGATAATTTACCAAGTCTTTTAATTCTTTCACAGGAAATACTGCAGGAGCAACAGAAGCAACTATGTCACTTTGTTTATAGTTCTTACTTTTTTCCTCATCAGTTTGGTTGTCGTAACAACCGAGATAATTTTCTTCTATCATAATTCTTGTAATTTTTTAGCTAGTAAAGCTCTATCGTGATTTACTCGTTCCTCATTCCAAGCAACTTTGTAAATATCATCCATAGGTGCTCCTTGTGTCCAATGATTATGATGAAGAATTGCTTTGTCACATCTCACAGCAATTCCTTTCTTTTTCATCTTAGCCCATAGCAGATTATCAACTCCAACGTGGTAGAACTCCGTATCAAACACTTCACCTATCTTTTCAATTATATCTCTTCGAATCATAAAGTGCTCGTTGATGTTTCCTTCGTCAGCAGAAACGATACAAGTGTTGAGTGAAACATATCCACCTTTTCCAACGTGTAAAGCTTCATTGATACAGTCTTTATCAAACTCTGTATCGTCAGCAGCAAAGACAACCCAATCACCCGTTGATTCTTCTACACCTAGTTTTAGATTTTTTGGTAAACCGATTCGGTCTTCCATTGAATCTTTCTTTACAATGATTTCAATTTTGTCTTGAGGGTAGTTTAATGCTTTGATTGAATCAATACATTTTGTTAATCCTGGTTCTCTCCCCATAGTTGGGATTACAAAACTAATTGTTGGGTATTCTTCTTTTACAATCACACCTCCGAAACTCCAATTTTCTACAACTGTTTCTACACTTTCAAGTTTAAGTTGTGGAATACTTTCTACTAATTCTTTAAGTGAATCTCTAGTGAAAGCTTGTAGATGAACACCACCAGACAGAACAGGGTCAAGGGTATTTATAAATTCATCGTCAGGAAGTACAAAGACAATCTTTCCTCCTGGTTTTAGAATTCGTTTCCATTCCTTTAGAGTTTTATTAGTATCAGCCATATGTTCTAGAATGTGACTTGCAAGAATAATATCTACAGAATCGTTTTGAATAATAGGTAATTCATCAACACTTGAAACAATATCTACACCAGGTTTATTCTCTATGTCAATACCTATTGCTCTATCAACAGTTTTGAATACTGAACAACCTAAATCATAAATTAGTTTATCGTCATCTGAGATATTGGCTAGTTTGAAAAGTCTTTCAGGATGAGTGTCTTGAGGGATAGAAAACATTTTATTCACCAAATCCATATCAAGATACCTAGCCAATTTATTAGCCTTATCCATATCAAGAGTTTCAGTTCCATCTAGAACCTTGTACCAGATTCTTCCACAAGATTGAACTGGACCAAGGAGTGCATCCACTGAAAGCTTAACTGCTTTCACATCATTGTAATCGTGACCACAAAGAATCTTCTTTGTCTTTGGGAGCCAAGCAACTATATCTTCGGTAATTTCTTGGATTCTGTGACCTCCATCAATAAATACAACATCCAAACTCTTATCTTCGAAGTCTTTTGCTGCTTCAAGACTACTCATTCTTTTGACTTCTAAGTTTTCAAAGTGTCCTACATTTGCCATAAAGTCTTCATAGGTATCGTTATTTCCCACTTCGATTGGGTCAGAACTTCCTACAAAGTGGTCAACCGCATATACTTTTTTACATCCCGAAGTAAGAATTGCGTGTGTACTTTTACCTTTGAAACTTCCAATTTCTAAGAATGTGTCAACTGATTTTGATGTTTTATATAACCAGTCTAATTCATCAGGATACATCATTCCTTCGATTCCAACTTCTGTGTACGAGTTGAAATACAAGTCTTCTAGTTTTTCTTTCTCAACTTGAACTGTTCTTGTTTGTCCAATAAAGATAGGGTCAAATGAACTCCCTGCATCTATACAAGTAATGTCTGGATTCATTTTCTTGAGTTCAGCAATCAACCATTTTGCAGGCATACCACAACTGAAAATCCAAATACTATTGTCTTCTGGAGTTGTGAATAGAGAACCTTTCAAATAACTAAAGGCATTAACCAATGGTACTTTTACAAACTCATCTACATTCAACATTTTAATAA